ATGAAAATATATAATTATTATTTAAATATGTCATTAGGACTTTTTATATTTCTTATTATATTTTTAATTAGTCAAATTATAATATTTTTAAATATTAATAAATATTATAATTTAGAATTTTGTTTAGATGGCGAAAATGTTGGTATAGAAAGTAATTTTAGGTATTACATATATATTTTATTTACATATATATTATTATTTATAATAGTTTTCTCTATAATTTTAAAGAAAATTACAGAATTATATGCAGATACAGATACATATGAATATATAATGTTAATGAAAGAATTGGATATACTTTTAAAAGAAAATAAACTTACAAGTGCCCCTATAACCGATATACTTAAAAAGTATTCTAAATATAAAATTAATGAAATATCATATACAACAGTTAATAATAATGCAGTTATAAATGAACTTTTAAGTGTTTATAATAATAATAAATACAAAATTTATGCTAGCAATGATAATTATAAAATTACACTAAATAATATTGATAAAATTGAATATTATAATAGCGATGAAGCAAAAAATAAGGTTAAAAATAGAATAAATGTAATATTTATGTTCATTTATGTTTATATTTTATTATTAATAGTTCCTTTGTATTTGCTATCTATATCCCTACAAGGAAATTATATTTATTTGTTAATAATAATAATAATGATACTAATATTTAGTATATCTGTGTATAATACTTATAATACATTACATATGTAAAAAAAATGTATATAAATTACTACAATATCTTACAAATTCTTTTTTTCTTTCTAAGGTTTAAAGTAAAAATTATAAATTATGATTACATCTACTATAAATCTTACAATATTTATAATTATGATTATAGTATATTTAAATGAGATGAGAAATATATCTATGTTCCTTTTAAATTTTAATTATATCAAAGATTTGTCTAAAATAATAATGGAATTAAAATGTAATAATATCTATTGTGAAGCAGAAACAGATAGATATAATATTGCAAAAAATAGTTATAATTTATTACTTCCAAATGACATATTTAATTCAAAGACATATATTATATATACATTCATAATATCAATATTTTTATTTATTTATTATTATTATATATTATTTGATAAAATATTAGATCTTCAAAATAAATTTGTTAATTTGATACATTTGTTATTATTAACTATTATACTTGTGATAATAATACTTAGATATGTTCCACACGATAGTGCTGGATACTCAAACTTTTTTAAGTATATTGATAAAAGTGCTTATTTTCGCACCTTTATAGTAATATCATTTTGTCTTCTTGCAATCGCAATATTTTTACTAAGAAAGAATAAAAAGGATTATAATAGTTATTTTATATTATTATGTTTTATGTTATCATTTATAATATTATTAAATTTATTAAGTATTGTATTATCTTTTAAGAATAATACAAAACCTATTTTAAAAACTAAAGAATTATTATTTTCTCTTAACAATTCATTAAAATACGAAGTAGCAGAATATAATGATAAGTTAAAAATATTTTTAAAAGACCCACCAAATGAGACAATTGATTTAGAAGCAATTAAATTAGATATTATAAAATTATCAACTAATATAGATGATGGTACTTATAAAATAATAACAAAAGATAATATTAAATATATTATTAATATTTTGAATATTTTTAGTGAATTATCAAAAATAAAATTTAAAAAGCAAAATTTTAATGATGCAAATAAAATATATAAGGATAAACTGCTCTCAATTTTTGCTGACAATCTTTCTGAATTTATAAAAACAAATTCTAATGATAATTATACGCAATCTGAAATATCTGAACTATCTTTAATATTTGATACAAAAGTAAAATTACCTGTTAATTATGACGAAGTAGATCATATGACGAATGAGAATAGTTATAATGAGGAATATATATATACAGCAGATATATCATATGATAACCCTAATTTATTTTATGAAAAATATTGGGGAATTAGTGAAAAATATATAAATGGAATGTATGGATTACCACAATTTTTATGGGATTATGTTTATTTCACACCTAAAATACTATTTGGAGGATATTATAACCCTAATATATTTAAAATTTTAATATTAGTTATATTATTTATATTTATAGTATCACTTCTATTTTGGAAAATATTACCTATAGATGGCGGGTTATTTAGTATATATAATATATTACAACCATTAATTACCTTTGTAATTTTAATCATATATATATTAATATTTATATGTTTTAATACATGGTTTAATAAATATGTTGTTTATAAATGTCTAGATTGTAGTTATAAAAGATCATTAAATAAATTAAATAATATTGTAACACCTTACATAAGACTTTATGATAATAAAATAATTAAAGGTAATAAAAATTACATACAACATTATATTATTTCAAATGTATTTAATTCAATATTATGTGGATACATTAAATTAAATGACGATAAATCTATAAATGTTTATGCGATTGATGCTTTAGACGCATCAAGAAAATTAGTAGATGCTGTTAATAAGGTATTCGATTATATAAATATAGATATAGTAAATATTAATAAAGTTACACTTTTAAAAAATATATCAGATGCAAATGTAGCAGTTGATAATGCAATTTTAAAAACAGATAAAGCATATACATCATTCTCTAATGCATCAATTGCATGTAACGAAGTCAAAACAGAATTATCTAATATTTCAACGGAATTAGCTAAAATTACAACAGCACAACTAGTACCAGCGATCATAGTTACCGCTAGAAAATTTGCAAAAAATGCGAAGTCAAAAGCATCAAATGCTTTAAAAGTGTCAGAAAATGCAAATATTTTAGCAAAAGCAAATTCTACTGCATCTAAACCTATTAATGAAAGCAAAGATAATGCTAAATATTATGATATTAGTAAAATAAAATCAAGTAGGTTAAACTTTGCTAATATGAATCATAATATTTTAAATAATGATAATGAATTTAGAGAATATTATAAAGAGAGATTTAGCAATATATATGATAAAGTATATAATAATGATAATGCAACAGCATTATACAACATATTCACACATATTTTTCTTTCTAGACAGATTGATATCACAGAACAAGAACATATTGAAAAATACTTTCAGGATATTATTACAAAAGATAATGTTAAGAAGATTTTTAGTATAATAAGGAAATGTTTTGATTTATTTGAAGAAAATAAGTTTAATAATAATTTAGTATATTATAATAATCGTGATAACAAGCATAAAGAAATTAATATAGATATTTATAAAAAATTTAAATTTTATAAATATAATAATAAAATAATACCTTATAAGTTCATATTAAAATTAACTACATATAAGGAAGTTGAAGAATTTATTAAAAATTCAAACGATGATGATAAAAAAATTACTGATAAAATAGAAAGCATATTCCCAAATATATTAACTGATAATATTGAAGATGATTTACTAATACAAGAATCAGAAATGGAAAAAAAACGTGACAATAATTTAATCAAAATAATTGCTAAATATTTATTAATTTTAGGACATATAAATTATAATCGTATTGAATATAATAATGAGAAGGATGAAGAAAAACGGAAGATAATATATGAAAAAAAAACATATAATTTATATAAATTAATTTCAAATACATTATACAAAGATACATATAACGATATTAATGATACATTTAAAACATCCACAACACAAACTCTTATAATTGAAGATGAAAGGTACAGCAAATACAAAAATTTAACATATATATATAATTATTTAGAGGCGAAATATATTAACATATCTTCTAATAATAATAATTATTTAGAAAATATTATTAAGAGTATTAATAATAAACTTAATGACGATAATAAGATGTTTAATAATGAAAATAAGAACGCACAATATATATTTCGTGATAGCATAGACAAAATTGATACTCCAGATCCTTGCGATAATGAAGAAGAAATTTTAAATATTGCAAATAATATATCTACATTTGATTTTGGGAGCACATATATATTTAATATGTTAATATTGATACTATATTATTATTTAATAATTAAAAAAAATAATACATAATAAATAATCTTTTTAACTATTAAATATAGATATATTTATTATGATACCTGCAACAGATACTAATGGAGGAACTAGTGAAAGTAATATCGATGATAATTATGACATGATTGGTAAAATGAGAGAATTTTTACATTCAGATGTGTATATGTTAGAATATAAAAATATGAATAAAAGTGAAGAAAATACTGATAGGATTAAAATATTATATAGTAAATTTTTTCAACCTTATAAAGTAATACCTGAAAAAAAAATAGATTATGAAAATAATGGAAATTATTTTGATATTTTTGGAATAATACCTTTGGAATTACTACCAGCATCATATATACCTTTTAATTATAAAAATTATGAAATTAACTTAGATAGGTTATCTAAAGGTGATTTGTTTTCAGATGATGATTATAAAAGAATTTTTTTTGATTATAATCAACTTCCAAATCCATCAAATACAATTTATATTAGTGATAAGGACTTAAAAAAATATTTAGAATTTTGTTTAAAAGAAAAATTAAATAATCCCAAATCAATATTTAATTCTTACAATGTAAATACTATTTCTGTTTTAGTATGTATATTATGGTTTATTATTATTATACAGATTTTCAATATATTATATTACTATTATAGAGATATATATTCATATATTCTATTATTTATAACGATACTAACTATATTAATAGCAATAATTTGGAAAATGATTTATATACTTAATGTTGATTAATTAAATTTATTATCTATAATACGAATAAGGAAGTATAATAATGAATAGTGAAAATGAAAAATCAATTTATAATTATAATATGATATTCAATAAGGTTAATAATGTTAATAGCGAAGAAGATACTGATACTGATTTTAATACAAATATAATTAGCGATATTAATTTGCAAAACTTCGATGTAAAGAGATATGAATATTATACAAATCTAATATATATATATAAAAAAGACCCTGATACTTTATATAATTTATTAAATAAATTTTATAATATAAAAAACTTTAAAAAAAAAGAAAAGAATATAATAAAATATATATCTAATTATGCTAGATTACTTAAGGAAAATGTTTTTTTAGAAAAACCTAATAAAAAACTCTCATATAATAAATATGAGAAATTAATAGATGGTCTAACCGGAAATGTAAATCAACCGAATGAAGATGGAACAGATAAACAACAGAAACAATCAGGTGGATCATATATATTAGGCGGTACAGATGAATCATCACAATCATCCGTAGAAGAATTAAATATAAAAATGGAAGAATTAGAAAAAATTATTAAAATGCTAAATAAAATAGAATTAGAAATTGAAAAACAAGATGAACTTATTAATAAAGAGGATGGAGCAATAGTTTCAAATATATTAAATAAAACATTAAATAAAACAATAAAACCCGCTATAGATATTATAAAAGAAATAAAAGATATGCATGGAAAAGTTCAAAATACTTTAAATAAAACAGTAAAACCCGCAATAGATATTGCAACAAAAATATTGAAAAGAAAGGTTGGTGGTGTTTCAAATGATGACTTAAAAATTCAATATTTAGACATGCAAAAATATAAAAAATTAGAAGATAAAGATTTAAGTAAACTTAAAGATTTAAAAGAAAGATCACCATCTATTGAAGACGATAGTAACAATATAGGAAAAATATCTAAAGATATTGATAACTATTATTCAAAAAATAAAGAAGATAGAAAAGATGAAGATGATGAAGATATTATACAAAAAATAAATATTTTCGAAAATGACCCTAAAAATCCATTAGAAGAACTAGAATTAAAATTTGATGATAGAATAATATTTATTATAGCGACATTTTTTATTAGATATATAACTATAATTATGGTTCAATGGTGTATTGATATTAATATTATAAAAACATTTTATGAAGGATTTATATATTACGCCGTAATATATATATTAATCTTTTGGTTTATTGTTTTATTTATTAATATAGATAATAGTTTTGATGTAAAATATATGAATTTTAATGGAATTATGAATAGTATTCGTACCTTATTTTACTATTTTTATATGGGAACAAATGGAATATCTAGGTTACTAATTCATACATCATTAATATTAATATTAATAATAATTCCTATAATATTAAATATTAAAAATAAGGTAGAATTTAAGAATGATGAACAGATTGAAATTATTAGGATATTAAATTATGATGAGAGAAAGCAATTATCCAAATCATTATCATTATTTACTATGTTTATATGGTTATTTACAAGTATAATAGCAACAAAATTTTAATATATATCTCTAATTATTTTAGAAGGATACTATATAAAGTAAATGAATGATAACATACGCTATTTATCTTTACAATATATTAAGGGTAATAATTATGATAAGATAACCTGTATTGATAATATAAGTGAGTTAAATAATAATTTAAAAACAAATGTAAATAGTGTAACTAAAGAATTATTAAATATATTAGAAAATATTAAAAAGAGCAAATGCGAAATTGGTGAAAGTTTATTAGATGATTTAATTAATTATATAGAATTTAATTCATTAATAAAACAGTTAAAAATTATGAAAGATAAGGCAAATAAAGATCGAGAAGAAACTAAAGAAGATGATGAAGAAGAAAATGATGCAGATCCTAAAAAAAAATTATTTTCTGAATTAAGTAATCTTGTATTAGTAAAAAAATTAGAAGATAAGCAAGGTAATGATCTTAAGAGATTTATAAAAGTAGGATATGAATTGTATGAAATTTTAAATAAATTAAGTGATAGTGGGACAAAAGAGGATAATTTAAAAGTTGCACGTGTTAAATTAGAAGCAGAATATAATAAATTAAAAAATAAAAAAAATAATATATCAGAATTAATTCAAAATATTGATGTGGCAATAAATAATTATAAAAAGACCATACTTAATGAAATATTCAAAGAATTTTCCAAATTTGAAAGTAGGAAAATACCACCATTAAAAATATTAACTTGCGCTAAGAAAATATTAAAATATTTTTATTTAATATTTGAAATATTAAAAGGAGATAAAAAAGAGAAAACAAAAAGATCCCTCAATAATTTTGATATATTGATAAAATTATATAATAAATATTTATATATATGCAATAATAATATAACAAAATTTGAAAAAATATTTGAATATAACGAAATAGATAATATTGATGATTTATTTATGATAGTATCTTTTTCAAAGTTTTTAAAAAAATTAAAAAAAATAAAAGAAAGTTTGCAAAGCAAAGATATAGGAAAAATTGAGCGTAATTTAATACACTTTCTTGATAAATTTTTTAATCTACATGGGTTTAATAATCCAGAAAAAAAAGACGACACAGGAGATATCACATATATAGTAAATCGTATATTAAATTATACTTAATATATAAATTAATAATTTATTTTTATACTAATCATAAGTTTTTTATGATTGCTAAAAAAATAATACAAAATTATAGTATAAATGTTCGCAATATAAATTAATTTGAATATGCAAGACCTCCCATACCAGAAAGAATACGTAAAACATTATAATTAACAGCGTATATACTTATATTTCCTTTTATAGCAGATGAAATAGATAATACAGCGGTATCTATACGGGACATATTAAGGGTTCCACTTGGTTGATGCTCTTCAGGTTTAATAGCGAATGAATAAACATTAATTCCTTCATGAAATTTATCAGGAGTAATTTCATGATGTTGATATGGTTGTACTAAAGAGAAATATTCACCTCCACGAGTTGCAAAGCGATCATTTCCATTAAGCATTATTTTTGCGTTATTTACAGGATTAACAGAGTCTAGATAATCATTACCCTTCCCAATTACTCCTAGGTAATTTTTTGAGGATGAGAAATTATTCCAATATACACTTGTTTCCGTAGATTTAACAGTCCATATTAATTCTTTGCATGGATGATTAAAGTTCATTCGCACAGTTCTCATATTATCAACACTTGAAGATTGATCAATAGATTCAGTACCTGTGAATTGAAGTTGCTCTATCAAATATTCATGAGATAGTTGAGCAAAACGACGGCGTTCATCAGTATCAAGGAATATATAATCAACCCATAAATTTGTATCACTTAAAGTAATATTTGAGCTGGATAAACCAGTCTTATTATTATCAAGACCATTTGCTTTAATATCTTCTTCATATGTCCAATTAGTTACATTAGTATCTGTCATATTAGACAAGGTCTCATATTCAATATTGATTTTAACTTCATGATATTGTAAAGCGATTAAAGGTAGTGCAAGACCCACATTACGACAGAACCAGAATTCTAGAGGAACATAAAGTTCATATAATTTTCCAGAATCTAGACGTGTGCATGTATTATAAGGATTAGCACCTATCATGGCGTTATATCCTTCGCGTTTTCCGACAGGAAGTGAAAGTTCATTCCATATATATAACCATTCAGAATAATGCTTATCAATTCTTTGGCCGCCTATTTCAAGTTCAATAGTTTTTAATAATTTTTGTCCAAAGTTTGGAACAAGCGCTGCTGCATTTGAACCGTGGTTATTTGTAAGTATACCAGTAAAATATACACGATGAATTAAATCACCATTACGAGTTATTTGAAAACTTGCACGAGATCCGAAAGTAGAACTACCTGTAGCAGTTTGCTGAATAGCTTCAATCGCAAAGTTAGTATGACGACGGTATACAACCTTAAAAAAGGTAATTTGAGGATTACCAGTTAAATAAACATCCTGTGCCCCATAAGCTACTAATTGAAGAAGACCACCACCCATTTACGCTATATTCTTTATACTATTAGAGGAGAAAAAAAAAAGGCTTTATAATTCATTTATCACTAATACGTAATTTAATAAATATAATTTGATAAGATTATATTAATTTGAATAGGCGAGACCACCCATCCCAGAAAGAATACGTAACACATTATAATTAACAGCATATACATTTAATGCAGCATTATTATCATTAGGTACAATACCATAATCAATATTGAGAGTTGCAGTATCTATACGGGACATATTTAAAGTTCCACTCGGTTGATGTTCTTCAGGTTTAAGAGCGAATGAATAAACATTTATACCTGCATTAGTTGGTATATTTTCATGATGTTGATAAGGTTGAACTAAATTAAAGTATGTTCCTGTGCGCTCGGAAAAACGTTCATTTCCATTAAGTGTAAGTTTTGCTTTTTTAACCATATTAGAAGTTGCAGCGCCAGTATTTGGTGAATCACGTAGAGAATGTGCACCCGTATTATATTTATAGGGTAGAGAAGTAATAGTTCCTGTATTTGCCACATAACCGGTATAATTAAACCAATTATTATTATTAATATTTTGATCGGTACCATTTTTCTTAATGAACCATACAAGTTCTTTGCAGGGATGATTAAATGTTAGTTTTGCTTTTAGGTTTCCTCCAGTTGTTGAAGTTGGAACCATTTCAGAACCTGTAAATTGTAGTTGTTCAATTAAATATTCGTGAGATAATTGTGCAAATCGTCGACGTTCATCAGTATCAAGAAATATATAGTCAACCCATAAAGTAGCAGTAGGGAAAGAATTTAATACATCCACACCGCCACAATTAGCACCAGTTTCAAATTGAATATTTATTTTAACTTCATGATATTGAAGTGCAATTAATGGAAGAGCAAGACCAACGTTTCTACAAAACCAAAACTCTAATGGAATATATAATGTTTTATCTAACATAGTTGTACCACCTGACATTCCTACCATTTTATTATAACCATCACGTTTAGATTTAGGTAAAGAAAGTTCATTCCATATGTATAACCAATCAGAATAATGTTTATCTATTTTTTGACCACCAATCTCTATTTCAACATTATTAATTATACGTAATCCATATCCTGCACATAATGATTTATTATCATTAATTAGAAGTGATAAATACATACGATGAATTAAATCACCATTACGTGATATTTGACATGTAACGCGATTACCATATGCAGGGGTTCCATTAAAAGTTTGAGCGATTGCCTCAATTGCAAAGTTAGTATGGCGACGATATACAACCTTGAAAAAGGTAATTTGAGGATTACCTGTTAAATAAACATCCTGTGCTCCATATGCTACTAATTGAAGAAGACCACCACCCATTTACGCTATATTCTTTATACTATTAGAGGAGAAAAAAAAAAGGATTAATACACGTATTAATATTTAACTATTATAATATATAAATTGTCAAATATAATATTAGTTGGAATATGCTAAACCGCCCATCCCTGATAATATACGTAGTACATTATAATTTACAGCATATATATTAATTCCACTAAATTCTGCTTGCGCAGATGGATTAGCATTATTTTTAACATCTTTTTTAACGTTGAGCATAAGTGTTGCAGTATCAATACGAGACATATTTAAAGTTCCACTTGGTTGATGTTCTTCTGGTTTAAGTGCGAATGAATAAACGTGAATACCTGGATTTGTTGGTATATTAGTATGATGTTGATATGGTTGAACATATGAGAAATATGTAGCTTCGCGAACACTAAAGCGATCGTTACCATTTAATTGCAGTATAGCATCTTGGAATGGAGAACTAGCAGGGGTAGTAGCAAAAGGATCGGGGTTAATACCAATCATATAATTGGAAGTACTAAAAGTTGTATTGCTTGTGCTCGTATTTAAATTTAATGCATTAATAAGTGCAACAGAAGTATCAATATTATCTGTATCAGTATAATTATACCATGTAGATTTCTTGACGTAATTTGATGGTTTTGCAACCCAAACTAATTCTTTACAAGGGTGATTAAAATTTAGTTTAATACGATTATTAGTTACTGAAGTAGCTTTAGAAGCGCTGAGAGTTTCTGTGCCTGTAAATTGTAATTGCTCAATTAAATATTCATGAGATAATTGAGCAAAGCGACGACGTTCATCGGTATCAAGGAATATATAATCAACCCATAAAGCAGCTTCTGTAATTGCAGGGAGACTAGCATAACCATTAATAGATGAACCAACAGTTTCTACTGTTTGTCCATTAGTCTCAGTTACACCTACAAAACAATTTTCTTTTGATTCAAATTGAATATTGATTTTTACTTCGTGATATTGAAGGGCGATTAATGGAAGAGCAAGACCAACGTTACGACAAAACCAGAATTCTAATGGGATATAAAGATTAGTGTCTTTTACCCATGTTATATCTTTGTCTGCTCCAACCATAGTATCATAACCATATTTTTTGCCTCTAGGTAAAGAAAGTTCGTTCCAAATATATAACCAATCAGAATAATGTTTATCTATTTGTTGTCCGCCAATTTCAATTGCAACTGATTTAATAAGGCGTAACCCGATATAATTTACATATCTTGCTCCTGTAGATAAAGTAGTAGTCACACCAGATTCACCTTGTATTTTTGGTAATTTTACTTGAAGATATACGCGATTAATTAAATCACCGTTACGCGATATTTGACAAGTTACTGTGTTTCCATAACCAGGAGTTCCATTAAATGTTTGTTGAATAGCTTCAACCGCAAAATTAGTATGACGACGATATACAACCTTGAAGAAGGTAATTTGAGGATTACCAGTTAAATAAACATCCTGTGCTCCATATGCTACTAATTGAAGAAGACCACCACCCATTTACGCTATATTCTTTATACTATTAGAGGAGAAAAAAATATCAATTAAATGTATGTATTATATTTATTATATAAAAATTAATATTAATAATTCTATTATAAAGATGTTCAAAGAAAAATCATCAAAAAAAAAATATAATTCTGATAATAATGATGTTTTTACATTAGATGCGATGCATAATAATATTATAAAAAAATTTGAACTTACTAATAAGGACAAAGAAATTTACAAGATATTATTGGATGATTTCGAGATGCAGTCAAACCTTATTATAGAAAATATTGAGATGTCTAAAAATATACGCGATAAGGAGTATATAAATAATTTATGGAGTAGCAATATTATTATAAGAGAGAAAATTATTGAACTTAAAAATAATATTAAAGAATTAGAAACATATAGCGAAGTTGAATATTACAATAATACAAGTTATATATTATTTCAATATTATGATACTGTTGAGAAGCAGTCTAATATAAGTAATACACATGCATCTATATCTAATGGTATATGTATATCTTCTAGCGAATTGTTAAGTAGACAACCTAAGATATATAAAAATGATTCAAAAAAAAAACGTTCATCCGTCTCCGCAACAACAATAAATGTATTAGATGCTCTTAATAATTTAAATATAGATAATTGTCTAATTAGCGATAATAAGCAAAGCAACTATAATAATATAAATAATATAAATGATGTAAATAATATAAATAATAATATAAATAAATATTCAAATAGTACAAAAGATAATGTAATAGATAAAAGTTCTCTAGTTGATAAATACATGTCTATTATAAATAAAAAATATGTTAGAAATGTTGAAGAAGAAGATATTGAAATATGTAAAAATTGTAAAAATCAGATGACTTGCTTACAGCATGACGCTATAATTATTTGTGATAAATGCGGTTATCAAGAATTACTTCTTGTTGAGCAAAATAGACCTATATTAAAACAAAATACGAAGGATACTTCGCATTTCAGTTATAAGCGTATTAATCATTTTAGAGAATGGTGTAATCAAGTACAGGGCAAGGAAAGTACAGATATTCCAGATGAAATATTTGAAAAGATTTTAACAGAGATAAAGAAAGAAAAAATTGTTGATACTAAATCAATAACCTATAATAAAATGAGAGATATTCTCAAACGCCTAAGAATAAATAAATATTATGAACATATAAATTATATTATTAATAGAATAAATGGAATACCTACACCTCAATTTAGTCAAGAACTTGAAGATAAATTATGCAATATGTTTAGAAATATTCAAGCGCCATTTTTAAAGCATTGTCCTAAAGATAGAAAAAATTTTTTATCATATAGTTATGTATTATATAAATTTTTCCAAATATTGGGGTTACATGAATATCTTAAATATTTTCCGTTATTAAAAAGTAGAGAGAAACTATATATTCAAGACCAAATATGGAAAAAAATATGCTTAGAACTTAATTACGAAATAATACCTTCATTATAATATTATTTAATTATTAAAACCCATTAGGGAATCCTACTAATCTAAAACCGGCACCTAAACCTACACCTTGTCTCGCACCAGATGAAACAGTCGGAGATAATAAGTCTAGAACAGAGAAGGTACATGCAGCTGTTAATGCTAACATCAATATTTCACTCCAATCTAACTTATTATTAGGTAATATAAGTGCAACAAAAGCAACTATAAGACCTTCAAATGCATACTTAAGAAGTCTTATGATAACATCCCAAAAATCTACAGAATATTCCATTTATTATACTAATTATACTATTATTATAATATAAAATTTTTTTTGTAAATATATTTTTATAAATAATAATAAATCATCTTTCTGAATACGCTATACAATTAATTATAAAAATATATAAGATTTATAATATATAATATTATTAGAAAAGATATTGAAATGTCAGTTGTAGAAAGCACTAATGTTACTAGCGTAAAAGAAGTAGATTATCTTGATGAAGATAAACCAATTAGAGGACAGAACTATGTTCTCCTTTCTTTCTTAAGTCCTGAAGATGTTTTAGTAAATAAGGAGGCATATATGTTTAACCAGTTTATTACCAAGTTTAGTAATGATATGACAACTCTTTTGGATGGTATTTTATCTAAATATAGTGATTCAAAAGATTTTGTGGAGTCAATCAAAGAGAATAATTCATATATTTTCAATCCAAAAGATATGAGCGAACAATATGGATTTTATAAATCTATAAATAATCATGATCTCGAATCATCATTTCATAGAGATAATAATTTTATTACTTCTATTAGAGGTATTAAAGTAAGAGGTGTTTTTGATTCTCTTGAAGAAGCAAAAAATCGTAGTGAATTTATCAAGAGGATTGATAATAAGTTCAATATTTATATTGCACAAGTTGGATGTTGGTGTCCGTGGTCTCCTAACCCTGAATGTTTAGAAAATCAAGAATATGCAGAAACGCAACTAAATACTTTAATGAAAGAATATAAAAAGAATATGAATGAGAAAGACATCGTGTTTGAGAATAGAAAAACATCGCTATTTAATAATAAAGATGTAGACGCAATTGTTGATGAAGTTCCTCCATCAACTGATCAATCAACAGATCAATCAACAGATCAATCAACAGATCAATCAACAGATCAATCAACAGATCAATCAACAGATCAATCAACAGATCAATCAACAGATCAATCAACAGATCAATCAACAGAT